GAACGGAAAGCGGGTCTATTGTGTTACGATGTCATGAATATGGCGCGTAGTATTTGGATTTCTAATCGACCCATCTCTATTCCAAAAGATGAGTGGTATCATCTTATGAAGGTCAAATTACAGCGTTTAATGATGGGTCAGTGGTACGATATGGAGAAAAGAGGAAATCTTATTGAACTGGCATCTCTTAAAACAGGCGTGTTATTCGAATTGGTGACGGAAACCGTTGCACGATGCACTGGATTGGATGTAGCATTTTGGAGAAAATGGGGAAATGCTCTGGGCGTCTTGTTTCAATGGACAGATGATTGGTTGGACCGTGAAGAAGATAAAATACAAGGGAATCGAAACGCCTTTAATGAAGCGTATGATATGACACTGCACAACTATCGAGAAATATGGCGATGCATTGAGGCAGGAATTGGTAGGGGGTGGTTTGAACGACCATTCGGAAAATATATGAAGGCATACTTTACGGAAACCATTCCGTGTTTGTCGGTGGAAACGGTTATCACTCTTCCCCTCTCCAATCTCTTTTCATTCTATGCCCCTTCCGTCGTGATTCCCCCATTGGACCGAAGTCGATTTCAGAGGAAAGACATTTTACAAATATTAAATGGAAATGATATGTTAATGATGATGTATACTCTGTCAAATCATATGAAAGAGGATGACACAATAAGAACTGATTTATGGAAGATGAAGGAATCAGAGTGGGAAACGGTTCCCGAGGTATCTGAATGGCTGGATGAAATCGAGAAGCGAACGGGGTGGAATCTGCGCTCGGAATATCAAGATTACCGCGGCAGTATTTTGTCTATGGATAACAAAGCATAACATAGAGACTATGGATTATCTCCTTCCCTATTTATTGGGCGGAATCACGAAGGTATACGATGATATCTCAGATAAAGAAGTCTCCGCGCATCCTGGTATTGTCGAATCCTTCAAATCCTCATTAATCGCATTGCTAACAATGGTGTCAATGGATGATTTTTACTTTTCATTCACGTGCATTTTGTTAGCACTATACAATTGTGGAATTGATAATCCATTCTGGGAATCCATTGCCGCCGCGTCGGCTCTTATCACCATACGAAATATATCCTATGCAGGCGACAATGTTATTTTTAAATTATTATTGACAATACTTGCGGTTGTAGCATTTTCAATTGGGGCAATCTTTGAAGACCGTTTGTTCCCTGAAGAGGTTAGTGTGGAGAAGATATTTTTTCGTGTGCTTCTTATTATTGGCATTTCGATTGTTATATTCCTATTCCCGCTATTAGATACCTTTCATTTTCCAGAATTCTCTAAGGCGCCGATTAAGAAAGGGATGCTGATTATGCACGGGTACGCAAGTGTTAGTGTTATCACGATGATATACTTATTATATTATAGCGGAAGTTCATTGGAGGAATTGAATAGGAAAAAATAAGTTGAGATGCGATATTATTTCTTGGATGCCATCTGAGGTCTGGCCATCATGGGCTTCGGCGCGGCTCTTGGTTGTGATTTCTCATCTGATTCGCTTGCCTTCATTACTTGTTTTGCTGCACTGGCTTTTACGACTGGTTTCGCGGTAGAACCGACAAACCCTTTCCATTCCACCGACATCGTTTCAAACATAGCAGCGCATCCACGAGCGGCGGCTGCAACGGCGGCCCGTGCATCGGATTCTTTTCCACTTTCCACTCCGATGCGAAGCACCATTTCGTCTCGAAGCGGATGAGGAACCGCATATCCTGCATAGGAAATGCGAGGTTGGGCCTCGCCTTCGATATGATTTTCCACCAACCAGGTTTGAAACAAATTACCGAGTGTATGGTCGTGTCCACGAAACAAGAAGTCAAAGCCGATAATTCTAGAATCAGCAGGTGAAATCGTGATTTCATCGGGAAGTTTCGTCTGGTCTATCATGGCATATCGATTGCACATCTGGCGACCCACCTCACACGCACGATTTACAATATAGGGAACAGAGAGAATTCCAATTGATTCAACGGTAAAATCAAAGCAGTATGGTTCACCCTTTCCGTTTATTTTGAAGCATCGCTTGACTTGCATCGTATTAAATTCTCGCCAAAGCTCCTGATATCGTTCCGAAGCCTTATCGAGTTCCTGTACCTTTTTGGAGACAGTTGCCCACTTGACAAACATTTCTTGAATTCGCGCCTCTGTCTTATCGGGTGTATACTCGTATGAGCATTGTGATACAGGAGAGAAACGTGCGTGTTCACGCCCTGTTCCTTTGGTGGCTTTGGCGACAATCTCGACACGCTGTTGTGATGAGCCACTACCAGGCTGAAGAGATGCAATCAGACATGTGTCATTCGTGAGACGGCTTTTAGGGAAGAATTGCTCTGTGGGAACACGAAACTCCTCTTGCGCTCCACCTGAAAGGGCAGCCTTTGAGAGGTCTGTGACCACAAAGTCTTCGGACTTTACGTGTCGAACACTATCCTTTTCACCTGCAACGGTCAATGTAAACAAGAAGTCATCCTCTTTCCATGTTGTAGGGTCCGTCACATGGATAGGAAGAAGGCCAATACGGTCTGCTAACATTTCATTGGTCATGGGTGTATCATTTTGTTTTACGGTTACATCGGTTGTTGTTCCTGTAGCAGTCATATCTGAACGAAATGCTACCGTTTCTACGCCTGTAAGAATAAGGCGGCGTAGAGTGTTTGCATATGTAACGTGCGCATCCTCCATCGTGAATGTATAGGTGCGAAAGTCGGGCTTGGAGAGTTCAAGGAACTTCATGGATGGTTTCTATCTCTACATCCGAAGTCGATTTCATCAAATTTTATGATTCTGCGTTCAAGCCGATTCGCATTCGTTCCTACTGAAGAAAAGGATGAGCCGGCCCGCACCCATTCATATTTGTTTCTATTCCAACCGATGTGAGTGGTCAAAAGCCTTTATTGAAGAACTTTCCAAAACGAGCTATAAGAATGAATTTCGATTTATTTGTGTGGACCCTAGTCCAAACCGACCTGCCCTTCCGAGCTGGCTCAAACAGGCTCCGACGCTTGTCATTTCGGGAGAGCCGGAACCACGTACCAACAGTGATGTCATGAATTGGCTATATGAACGTAAAATGCGTGATGGGGGTGGTAATGGTAATAGCGGTGGAAATTCTTCAACGGGACAAGGAGCAACAGAGCCGGAACCTTATCTGGACATGGAGATGGGAGGAGGATTTGGAGACCAATATTCGTTTATTGGTAGCGACACATCTGCGCAGGGGGACGGTGGAATGAGCATGAAACACAATTTCACCTATTTAAACGGTCAGGATGGCGTGAGTACTCGCGAGGCCTCCAATTTTCAGACAACCAACTCCAACGAAAAAAGAAGTAAGAAGGAAGAGCTATTAGACCAACAAATGCAGGCATATAAGTCCCAACGTGACGTGGGGATGCCTCAACGGATTAACCGTCAATAATAAAACCAATCTAAAGCGTGACCTACCCTATTCATAATAGGAAATGTCACTTCTTAGTGCATTTAATACACAACTCGTGAATCTATTTGACGAGTTGTGTCAGACTTTTCCGGACGATAAGGAAATCAAAATGGCAACGGAGGCCGTTAAGGGTGCCCGAAAAATTAATCCCCGCCTTGTACTGGACCTATTCATCGACCATGTATATCAAGATTGCTCTACGGCTATCAAGGAGCGCAATGCACCTCTGTTTCGACAGATAGCCCAGCATAAGATTTCCAATCAGTTTAACGAAATGATTTCGGCGCTCGCTATTTTTGATAAATACTGGGATACGATGGGTCAGAAAAACCAGGATGTGATTTGGCAATATCTCAAGGTGCTTTGTGTGCTTTGCGAAAAGGCGCGTTCAACATGAGCGGTGATGCCATATTTGGTGGTCTAAAGAAGGGTTTGTAACCCCTAAGGAGAATGGCAGATTCTAGTACGACAGCGGAACCGTCCGTATTTGAAGCTAAATACAAAGAGTTTGCAGAGGATGCATTAGGAGCCCTTCCTGAATACACCCCTGCTATCCATCAGTCATTGGCGCTGGACTTGGCCACGAAACTACGCCGATTTCAGGAAGAAGTCAAAGTGGGAAATACATTGAGCGGAGATGCAGAGGACCATCATAAGAACCCTGGCGCTATCTTGCCAGGAGTAGTGATTTCAGATGCAGTATGGGCATCTCTTTCAGAGAATACGAAGAAGGCTATCTGGGAGCATGTTCGCATTGTTTCGATTTGTTGCTTTATGGAAGCGGGATTCGGTGACAATGCCAAGCCTGAATGGATGGATGAAGCCATGAGTGATATGAAGAAGAAACTGGAGAATGTTGATTTTGCCTCGATTATCAAGAAATTTATGACCTTTTTCCAGCCAGGGGATGGGTCGAACGCAGCGGGCGACGAGAAGAGTTCGGGTATGCCCGACTTGAAGGGGCTCTTTGAGAATGGATTCCCGAAACTTCCTGAACGCTTCCTGAAGGGCCAGTTGGCGAAGTTGGCACAGGAAATTGTAAAGGATATTACACCTGATGATTTGGGAATCACGCCAGAAATGATGAAAGAGTGTGAGAAGGACCCGTCCCGGGCTTTTCAGATTCTCGTTTCTACCTTTTCAAATCACCCTGATATTATCCAGAAGACCGTCGCAAAAATCGGAAAGCGCCTTCAGCAGAAGGTCCAGTCAGGTGCGATTAGACCGCACGAAATTGCCCGTGAGGCAGAGGAACTGATGAAGGAATTTTCGTCCAATTCCAGCTTCGTGGATATGATGGGCGGACTGAAGAGCGCTTTTGGAATGCAGGGCGACGATGATGAACCTCATAAAGGAGGAAAAGACGAGAATGCGAGACTGTCCATTGTTCGTAACCGGTTACGTAAAAAGCTTGAGAAAAAGAAACAAGGTGGAAAGAAATAAAGTACATACGGGTTAGGGAATGAGCTGTGAACCACCATTTTGGAAGGATATCTCCATCATCGGCAGGGATTTCAGTTTACAATATAAACCAGTGTGCGAGCACTCTGTATGGAATTTTATTGCCCGATTTCTTATCGTATTCGTATGTTTGGGTTTAATCGCTAGCGCAGTGGGTGGGTTGACGGCATTTATGGTTACACTTCTATGCGGCAGCATTATCGCTTTTGTGATTGTGGCAATGACACCTACACCTATAAAGAATCAGGAGCAAAAACATCATGTGATACACGAAGAAAAGAATAAGGGGTCATCAAATGATTATCACGAATTGCCATATACGGCGACCGTTCATCCTACTGTGTATCCGCCATCACCTGCTACAACCGAACATTTTGTAAATGGTGGTTCTACCATGGGAAGTGTTCAGCCTACGGGGTCGCCGATTGGAATTACCCAAATGGATGCCGCGCCCTATTCAGGTTGTCCTCTGCCTGAATTCACGCCGCCCACATCGCGTAATCTATTTATGAATATATTGGCGGACGAGATGAAATACAATCCAGACCGCCCTGAGGCAGCACCCGTTGGTCATCCTACTATTAAGCAAACCCTAGACGATTTCTTTCGAATTCAATGGTTTTCGGACCCCACTGATGTGTTTGGAAAGAATCAAGGTCAGCGACAATTCGTGACACAGCCTTCGACCACGATTCCAAATGACCAAGGTTCATTTGCGAACTGGCTCTACAAGATTCCAGGAAAGACGTGTAAAGAGGGCGGTCGCGAGGCATGCGTGTCTGCAACAGATGGAGGACAGCTTGTATGGCTCAATCAGGATTAGAATCTATCTTTTTTTATCCGTATTCGTGTAGAGATGGAGATTAACCGACTAACCCATTCAGGAGATGACCTCTGTGGAATTCAATCGTTCTATTCACAATCCGTTGGACCTGGTCGCTATGCAACTACCAATTTGGTACCGAAGGCTACCGGCGTGAACCCCGTTGCATCGGATCAACTATTGGTATACCCTCGTGAGGGTTTTGGATACAACAATTCGGCCATTGATGCCGATTCTGCGCTTCGTAATCAGCCATCTTTTAAGAATAATCGCTGCCAGATTCGCCCACAGGCGCGCCCATTTTTGACGGTACCCTTCATGCAAGGCGGCAATCCGTCGCGTGATGTAGAGAGCTTGCTTCTACACTCAGAACAGGTTCGCATGGGCAAGGAATGCGGCACAGTTACCGAACAATTCTTTTCTCAACAGTACACTCCGATGATTCCAATGTTGCAGAAGAACATCCAGAATCCGAAGAATCTGATTCCCGAGGTCGCGGCAAATGGATGGATTCACGGAGGCATTCCCTCGCGTTCCTATCTGCGTGATGTAAATTGCTGATGATATAAAAATTCTTTTGTGGAAATAGATAATGCGAGGTACAAGACGGCGTCGCACACGTCATACACTTCGTACACAAAAAGGCGGGTCGAATGCCTCTAAACGACGTAATGGTGCGCAGAAACGGAATACGCGAAGAATGAAACAAGAAGATACACAAAAAGCCCGTGCAGTAAAAGAGGCCAAAGATGCTTTTATAAAGGCAAGGATAGTGGAGCAAAAGGCTAAACAAAATGCAATTGCAAGAGGAAAGGTGTATCTCCAAGAAGTTAAAGATGCACAAAAAAAAGAAAAAGAGATTGCATTGGCCACGATAAAGGGTGAGAAAGGACTCGTGAAAGCGCATCATGTCCAAATGAAACAACATGACAGAGTGCAAGTACAGCGTAGAAGACTACAATATGCAAAAGAGCGAGAACAAAGACAACGCGAAGCGCAGATTAGAAGAAGGCAGCAGCAGGAAGAGGCTAAACGGATGAGAGAAGCGCAGAATCAAATTAAAATCGCACAAATGCAAAATATGAAACGCCAAAAGAATATGGAGGCAGAGCAAGAACGCCAGAGACAGGATGAAGAGATGCTTCAAAGACGAGAAGAAGAACGCCATAAAAAAGAAGAGAATAGTGCTCGTCAAACAGCAGAATCAGAACTTCAGAGACAAGAACAAGAAGCAAAAAATCAGTTAAAACTAGCACAGAACTTGGGTCGACCCAATCAGCTAATGAATAATACGATTAAGCCATAACCTTGAATAGAGAATTACTTGGATGCACTCGATTCGCGAAGCTTTTTCATAAACTCGCGAATCTGTTGTAGATTTTGTTGCTGAGAACTACCTGGCTCGGTTGAAAGAGTAAGAACAGGGAGTTCCGTGTTTTCCACCCATTGTTTATGTTGTGCGTCGAGTGCATCCAGATAATCTAGTGAAATCTTATCCTCTCCTTGACGGTTGCGAATCTGGATACGCTCTTTGGATGTCGTGGAACCGGTGGAAAGATAAATGATTCCTGTGACAGGATGTTGAGTATGAAAGAGGGTAAACCAGCGATTATAGAGCTCCCACTCCATGGTGTCCAGAAACCCCGTATCGAGAAGCATTTGAGCAAATACGTATTTATCCGTAAGAACCGAACGTTCTGTCAGAATGACTTGGGGGCCACTGGTTGTGGTATTCACGTGATTCACTGCTTCCTGGATATTTTGCAAACGAGTCAGAATGGCACAGTTCTGGAAGGTATAGGCCCATCGTTTCTTATCTTCATAGAAGAGCTCCAATAAATTCTTTCCATTTGCGTCCTGAAGTGCCGTCCACTGTCCAACCGGTTCATCCACCACGTGGATTTCAGGGATTTCGGCGCGAATCTGCGCCAACAATGTGGACTTGCCTGCACCAATGTTACCGTCGAGAGAAAGAATGATATGGGACATGAGCTACCTTCCGACTGGAAATCGGATGCGAATCAAATTTTTAACATCGGAATGGAATAGTATGGCCGTCTACTTGAGCAATCTGAGTGAAGCATACGGTCCTCTATTGACCGAGCATTGGGAAAAAAAAGAGGCTCCACAGCATTATAATCAGCTGACATCTCAACTCGTTCATCCCATTGGCCAACGTCATATGTTGGGTCTAGTGGGAGGAAATGAAGTGAGTGTTATCAAAGGAAATCTCGTTGACCTGGAATCGGACCTGAAAGGAATTCATTTGCCTCATACATTTTGCCCTTCACGACAGTATCAACCGCCAACACGCAACCAAAAGGAGATTGTCCGAGACAATGTCAAAAATACAGTAACGATTGATGTCCAGTCTACACACTTACCGGTCTATCAAATGATGGCCTATCCCGCCGTTATCGCCCCCCTTCCGATGGCGAATGAAGTATGTCGAAAGCCTGAGAAATATTAATCATATAGGGTAAGGAGAATGGCCGCACCACAGCAGGCATTTACACGTCTACGACATGACCCGTTTCATCAAGTCGATGATATGCGTATTACATCTTATGCTTCACGATACTATTTGAATCCTCCTGCTGCGAACTGTCCGACGACCTTTCCTGTTCATGCGACGACCCGTATCCAGAAAAGCGGTGCATCATGGGTCGAAGGGGAGTGGAAGACAGATGTCGAATCGGACCTGAAGGGAATCAATCGTTTGGGTACGAATATCCGATGCGAGACGGCACATTATGATCCCGACACCAATCCCACCAACCGTATCCAACTGAAACATGCACAAGATGAAAACATTCCACTTACTTTTGCACGCTTAGTAGACCCTCCTTGCACACTTCGTACAACAGGATGGAATCGGTGGGATACACTCTTCCATAATCCTCAAGAGACATTTGAGACACCATTTGACTTTTTCATTCCCAGCCGTGGTTTGGATAAGGAGAAGTTTAACACCCACCGACAGAAAGCATGCTTCCAGCCAATGCATCAACCATCCATCGCCGAACTGGGTCATGAACAGCATATGCGTTGATACATGCGATTCTATTTATTCATATAGCATACTATCATAATAGAATGCTATATGTGTGCTATACATTAATGGAATGCATCCGATGCGTATTGTCATGTTTTGAGTGCTGTTATCAAAGAGAAGAACCTATTTTACAGGCACAATATGATGCAATGAACGAAGTGGAAATCATACCTTATCCGCTGGATTCAGCGCGGCAGATGGAATAAGTCCCTCCTTCTTCATACTGGAAATCAGTCGGGTCAGACCAATACCGCCACCACTGCGAACCATAAAGGTATTATCCAAGAACTCATTCATTTCTGCCATCACACGTTCTTTGCCAAATTGATTAAAGAGGGTTTTTGCGTACATTCCATCGGAAATATGCGTGAATCGCTCGAGCATATCGTTCTTATCCGTGCTCCGTTCTGCGCTACCAATGGTCTCCATGCCGCTTAGAATCACATCGATTTTATTGGCCGTTTTCGCCGCCTGATTGCGCTGCATATTCCAAAATGGACTCGTGTACTCTGGAAAATTCTTCAAGAAAAAGACGGCACCATGCTCTGATTCAAGACGTTGCTCCTCGGCATGAGAGATTTCTAGAACCTTGTATGATTCTGCAATATCATTGTAGTTTCCGCTCGGAAATGCCGATAGGGTACCATATCCAAGATATTCCAAAAGTTCTCTCTCCATCATTTCTAGTTCATCCATACCACCCTTGAGCTCAAACTCAAACATAGGGAAAATTAAATCATGGCGGCCTGGAATTGGATTGGGTTCTTGACGGTAACTGGTTGACACACAGAAATAGCCAGGATACTCAGGACGTTTCAGGAGCTCATATTCGAGCCACATCTGACCGGTTTGAGGGAGAGGATACGGCTGGCCTACATACTGGAATGTCGTAATGGTACTGGGGTCCTCGCATGCCGCCAAAATCGATAGACGATTCTGTGTATGACACTCCAGAAATCCACGTGCAAGGAAAAAGCTACGTAGCTTCTGTACTACATAGTGAAATGACGGCGTATCAATTACGAGCGATGCTTCCTTTGACATGAGTCTATTTATTCATTTATTGGATTCTTTAGATTTCTTTTAAGGAGGTCTCGGAAATCGGTCGTCTTTTATCAAAAAATTAAAGGTAGAAACTGGTAGTATGGAAGTCGCCGCCCTAGCTGGTCTTCTGGGTCTGGGCTTCGTTGTCTCCAAGACTGGCCAAAAAAAGTCAAATATGAATCAACCTGCTCCTGTATCACGAGTACCTGCTTCGCATACTATCCCTCCCGCGGATCATACATCTCCACTCTTTCGTCGGTCCACGAATGAGGCATTTGTTCCTTCTGCACGTGGTCCCAACTCGGAACCCATGACAAATGCGCCGAAAGGGGCCTCTGCTACCGGATTTGGACCAGAACTGGATTTGATGTACAAAATGCCAAATGGGCAGACTTATCCATCTGAGCCAAGCAACGGGCCATACGGCACCGCATTCGGATATGCCACACAGAAGCCACCCTATGCACCTGGATTCACCCCGGGTAGCGAGGCACCCCTCTCTCCCATCGACTCCAATGTCCCTATGATGGAATTTCGCTCGGATGGTGTCGAAGCAGCCCCTAATTATATGGATAGCGATTACGTAATTAGTCCGCTGTCTGGTCAACGAATTCGCTCGAACGAGTTCAAACACAACAATATGCAGCCTTACTTTGGAGGTCGTATCAAGCAAAATATTGCACCTCAGAGCAATACGAGTGTGCTCGATATGTATAATGGTTCTGGATCGACGCAAATCAAAAAGCGAGAAGTCGAGAATATGTTTGAAACCTCCCGTGCACCCTATGGCAATCCATATGGTATGGAAGACAATACTGATTTTTTTCAATCGCGTATTTCCTCTCAGGCACCCGTGGTGCGTAACGGAGAGCGTCCATTCGAACCGACCAAAGTAGGCGCTGGACTTGGAGAGAAATTTGGAATCACGGGAAAGGGTGGATTTCAACAGCTCGAAATCAATGAAATCATGCGCCCGAAGGATACCAATGAATTGCGTGTTCTATCGAATCCTAAAGATACGTATAATGCTCCTGTGGTACCAGGTCAACACTTTGTGGGAGGCAGCGTTGATTCAAAAGATATTGGAGAGGTGCGAAAATACAAACCCGATACCTTCTATATCGACGATAGTGGTTCTCGATACTTTGTAACAACAGGCGATGTTATCAAAGATACCGTTCGTTCAACACAGATTCTGCCTCATACGGTTCGCCCTGAGACTTCCGTGGAATACGAGGGTCATGCCACCTCACAAGATTATAATGAGAGCTACGTAACGGGTTCCTATCGCATGCCGATGGCACAACAATATGGCGGGGCAGGATATCGTAACGCGGATATGACAGGTTATTACACAAACAATACGGATGGAGATAAGGCTGATTATGGAAAGGCGTCTATCGAGATTCGTCCGAATGAGCGCAATGAAACATCGGAACGCGTGATGGCTCTCAATGCAGTTCCAGCGGATAATGGTTTGGGTATGGCGCATTTTACAGATGATGCGCGTCCGACGCGTCGCAGTGAAACGATTGGAAACATTCGCATGACAGGAACACCTATTACGTTTGCCGAGCGAGCTGCCGCCATTACGGTATGGGATCCATCGGATATTGCTCGCACAACCGTCAAGGAATCCACCATTTATCTGGACCGCCCAGGCATCATGGCTGCCGCATCCGCTCCTAACCGTCTCAAGGTGTATGACCCGGATGATATCGCGAAACCAACGCAGAAGGCACAGCTTTCAGCAGGATTGGCATGGACAGGTCCAGGTGGAAATGGTGCATGGTCCGATGCAATGGATTCCTCGTATGCATACAACATGCGCACAAATCCAAATAAGGAGCAGATTGCTCGTGGGCGTAAACCCATCGCAGGTTCGGGCTCATCGGCGACATTCAATGGCGACCCTGGTCGTCAGCTTTCGAAGAAACTAGATGCGGACATTATGAATGATCGCGCACTTGCCATTAATCGCTCCATGGATATAACACCTGGCGTGGCCGACATTGGTCGAGTTGAATATCGTGTTCCATTGAACTTGGATGTAAGCCGTGAGCGCAATACATACTCGACGATTGATGCTCTTGAGAAAAATCCTCTGATGCAGAGTTTGAGCCAGAATGCGGCGAAGGATGAAGCGGCCATTCGCGAATATCGCCAATATCTTTCATCTCATTAGAATGTATCAACCTGAACGATACTATCGAGGATTATCCAAAACAAAAAAGGCGAAACGACGGGCAGAAATCAGGCGTTTTGGTGCACTATCATGGCGTTCACCGAAGGCCTATCGCGGTTTTGAAACCGACCGTGGAATAAAAACGAGAAAATCGAGCTATTCATCCCAATGGGAATCAGAGTTTCCAGGTGTTCGTTCGTTAGAAGACCGTGCAAAAGCTACAGGTGTACCCCTGCGATTTATTAAAGAATCCTACAATCGAGGGATGGCTGCATGGAGAACCGGTCATCGACCTGGTGCAACGGAACAGCAATGGGGATATGCCCGTGTATCGAGTATGCTTGTTTGTGGGAAAACATATGAAACAACCGATTCAGATATTGTACGTCGTGCTATCGCCTCTAGTAAGAGTGCAAAGAAATGGTTTACACGTTGCAAACGGATATAAAGCTTCTATAGGCTATTTACGAAGAATGGCAGACGATTGGAAAGCGCATATTGACATGGCGTTTGAGAATGCAGAAAAGGGTATTTCTAAGATTACACAAGGTATCGTGGATATGGAGGGAATGACCGGTATTAAAACGCGACATTTTTATAATAATATGCTGAATCGTGAGGGATGTCGTTATCTTGAAATTGGAACATGGAAGGGGTCCTCTGTATGTTCCGCCATGTGTGGAAATCAGGCAAATGTAGTATGCATTGATAATTGGAGCGAATTTGGCGGACCGAAAGATGATTTTCTGGCAAATTTTACTGAATATAAGGGCTTGAATAATGCCTCGTTTATTGAATCGGATTGCTATAAGGTCGACGCGGATGCATTGTCTAAATTCAATATCTATTTGTATGATGGAGAGCACTCGTGGGATAATCACTATAACGCTCTGAATCATTATTATCGATGCATGGATGACCGATTTGTATTTATGGTAGACGACTGGAACTGGGCACATGTCCGCGATGCAACATTTCAATCCCTTAATGTACTTGGTGTTACAATTGAATATACGCGTGAGATTCGTACATCGAATAACGATATGGAGCCGCTGAAAGGCAGCCCTGAAGAGCGAGCATGGCATAATGGCATCTTCGTCGCACTGTTGCGTAAATGAATAGTCTAAAGAGATGTTACTTTTCTTCCATAACAACCCAACATGTCAGACCAATGGAAAGACCTGTCTAACACAGATGTCATTGGTCAAGCAGTAGATACAGTTACGGAAACGGTCACTAAAACGACTGCAAACACCGTTAGTGTGTGGAATCGCGTGTCGCAATGGACTAGTTCCTATCACCAATTTCTACTTGGAGCAGCTGTAGGTAGTGTTGCAGTATGGTGTATTCGTCTTCGAAAATAATTCATTTGATTTCAAATATTATGTATTTTCCATAGTGGAGATTACATAATTATTTTAAAGAATATAAATAGGTATGGCATCGACCATTCGAACCCATCGATTTCCAAATGGACTTCGCGTGGTATATCAGAAATCAGAACAGTCGATTCCGCTAACTAGTATTCGTGTATTTTGCGATGTAGGCTCGGCGTATGAACAAGATGGAATCCGAGGAGCATCGCATTTTGTCGAGCATATGTGCTTTAAAGGGACCGAACAAATTCATAAAACAAGGGATTTGCTAGTACAATATAACCAAATGGGGGCACGATTTAATGCATATACGGATAAACGAGTTACCTTTTATTCAATTGACTGCGAGGATACCTTTGTAGAGCCATCTACACATATTGTTGCAGATATGTTATTACATTCTACCTTTCCACGAAAAGAATTTATCAAGGAACAGCATGTTGTTATTGAAGAAAATATACGTAGTGAGGATAATCATATTAGTGTGTTACAAGATAAAATGGAGGCTACATTTTTTAAAGGGAGTTCCTATGCATACGAAATAGACCATATTCGTTATCATCCCACTCCTACTTATCTGAAAGAGAAAGATATGTTTCAATGGTACAAGTGGTTTTATCAGCCATCCAATATGATATGGAGTATTGTTACCAATATTCCATTTTCTACGATTATCGCTATCCTAAAACGCTCTGAGATGGTGAAAAATGAAAAAGAACACGAGTCACCGCGATTGGCATTGTCCACACCGATACTGACTCTACATCCGATTTCTCCCATGGATTCAATTTGTATAGAGTGTATTCCCAAAAGTGGGTTATCTACCACAATTCTACAAGTTGGATTTCGAACATGTTCTCGCGATTCATCTGATAGGCATAAACTAAACCTTTTAAGTATGGTTCTTAATGGATTCAGTGGGATACTTTTTACTGCATTTCGAACTCAACAAGGATTAACCTATCGAACAAGTTGTGATACAGGATATTATGAACATACAGGGTATATCAGTATTTTTATCCAAACGGACCCCCAAAAGATGTTTCGCAATGGTTCTCATGATGGTGTATTAGCCACATTAATTCGAATCCTAATGGATTTGAAGCAAAAAGGGGTTGATCAGGATGAAGTGAACATTGCAAAATCAAAACTAAAAGGTTCTATGCTTCGAGAAAGAGAATCTATTAATAACATTGCAACGTATAATGGGTATGAAAGCATTTATCACCAGGATGGCATTATTGTGCCCTATCAAGAACAATATTCGGCCTATTATCAGCGCATTACCAAAAAGCAAATTGATGCAGTGATACAGAAATATTTTTGCAGAGAAAATATGGTGGTTGGAATCATGCAAGAAAAGGAATTCCAGAAAAAGAAAATCCATGATATCTGCTATCGATTTCATTGAGTCTAAACGAGAGTACAGCGTATAAGGATAAAGAATGGATACGACACCTATGATTCTAACAGGTCCTCCTGGATGCGGTAAGAGTTACTGGATTCAGAAGTATGCAGAAGAAATACAAAAACAGCTATTTGTGTGTCCGTGCAGAAAAGATAGGACATTGCGGGATGGACGCCAAAAATTACATATTTGGGCGCGGCGCACGGAGCCGGCCATTTTGTGGCTGGAGGGAGCAGACGATTTGACTCCTGAAGCACAGGCATTTTTGCGTCGGATTTTAGAAACACATGCATCGGATGTTCTGTTTATTCTGGAATGTCGTGATGCGGGGCGACTCCAAGAACCGATTCGGTCGCGATGCCGAATTAAGAAAATGGTTCTACCAAAACGAGTTCAGCTCGAATCCTATTTGAAGAGCGCCTTTCACGGAGTTCGATCGGAAGAAATTTTGGAACATTTAGAAGTGGATGAATATTCTTATCGTCGGGCCAAACAGTGTGCCTATCTACAGCAACATGTTCCAGAAGAGTGGAAATCAGTACAATTGCATCGAGTAAAACAACAGAAAGAGCAATCACAATTATCGTCTAGTAAGATACTGCATTACATTCAAGAGGCATATCATCCTGAGGAGTTTCTTTATTCCATGGTCTGCAATGAAACAGTTCTAAAAGACTACGGTGATTGTATGGAATGTGATGGCTCCTTATGGGCATTATTAGCCTATACGCTAGAACGTCGTGCGTTCGATACTGACTCGACAACACCACATAAGAAAGAAGAATGAGTCGTGATTCTGTGCTCTCGGTCTACTCCGATGCACGGGCAGAATATACAAAACAACTGTCCGTGTTTCTCGTACCGGCTTACTTCCAATTTTACATTGAACTATTGGAAAAATCAAAGCAGGCTATGGTACAAGAACCCAAACGAGTGCTATGGCAATTTCAGAATTATTTGAATGAGATTCATGACTGGAATATGGAGAAAGTCAATCAAGAGATTCGTTCCATTCAGCAAAATTCAGGATGTGATTACTTGGAGGATTTGCTTACCGCGGTGTTCATTGCGCATACAAAAGTCCTTACTGCCATCCGTTTATCATCCAACAATAAAAAGGTTGAGATTAATATTCCAAAAGTGGAACACTTCTTGTTTAAGGCCCTATGCGAGACCTCTAAATTGCTATGGAGCTCGACCTATTTGTTTCGGGACGGCATTCCTGGTATGGAAAAACAGCAGAATTATCGAAATATCGAAGGAATTCTTCATGAGGGAATTCTACAGGCTGTTCGAGGAATGGTACCCGTTAAATCCATTTTGAGGGATTTTGTGAATTATGATTCGGCACAGGATGAAATCAAAGACCAGGATGAAACCAAGGATGATAGTGACGAAGAGACCGAGTCTGAGCCAAAGCCCGAGCCAAAGCCCGAGCCAAAGCCCGAGCATACCGATACTCCTCCAATAGTAACACTTGATACTCCTGCGTTGACACCCGTATCTTCCACAACAGCTAGCCTATCTCCGGCGGAACCACAGACGATTCATCTCGACGAAAAGCCAGCCGTTCGGTTCGGTCTATTCAACGCCCTATTTGATTCAGAGCATCCATCGGATTCAGATATGGTCTATGAACCAAAGGATACAGATGATGGAAAGGATGATGCTACATCCGAATCTGGCCCCATTCTTGAAATCATGGAAGAAGAAGGAACTCCACTAGAGGATGAACCCGATATGGAATCATTAGATGGAATTCAGACCCTTTCAGAAGATATTGGTTCAGAGGACTACGAGGTTCTTTCGTAATTCAGTGCGGACAACGAGTGCGTGTTTTTCTCACACGAATGGAAAATGATGCCCACCTGGTTCCCATGGATGCTTGTTGGCGGTCTTGTCTTCATCGTGCTCAGTTTCATTGGCTCAAAGTATAAGGATAAAGAGTATAAAAATATTCAATATGCACAGGACTTTATCAGTGGTTCCATTTTAATTGCTCTTACAGGGGTACTAGTTCCTGATTTGTTTCCACAGTTTGAACTACCGGCTTCTCTTGGCACATTTGGACCTATGGGAAGCGATGATATCGACATACAAGTTGGACCACCACGACTGGCTGGTAAATAAATTATTGTATGGAGGTAGACATGTCGACAACCATATATGATGCATCGTTGATTACGCAGCGTCGGATGAACAAAGCACAATCCGGTGATTTCCTGAATCGTATCCAGCATGCAACGCGTCCTCAGACCGGTTATTCACCTGCACTTGGAATCTATGACCAATCGATTATTACGACCTTAAAAAATGGTCAAATGAAGTACTATCGCAAACAGAGTGGATGCACAACGGTCAATAACGGCTGCCCATGCGCGCCAATTGAGTCACAAAACAATTCAGGATGTTGCGGAACCAATTAAATTCATTTGTGTATGATAATCATATCACAATGACATTATACGCCTAATGCATATGCAGTTTCATCAGTGGGAACCCTATTGGTCCAGATAAAAGATTGAAAGATAGGACGGTGTAGCTGTTCTTTTGGAACGGCACGATGTACATCCTGTGCAATGCGGATATAGAGGTCAAATCCTTCATATTTCTCCTCTCCATCCTCCGTTTCATAGATGGTTTCTCCTTTATCATTGATGGTCCAACTCCATAGAAGATTATAGAGAGGAGATTTGGTTTCATATACTTTCCATGAACCTTCTTCGCTCATGATGGATACACCCTTTCCTTTCTTTTTCGGCGGGGGCGCATCGAATAACCCGTCAATGAGACTGACGGCCAAACGAGATAAATCAAAGGATGGATTGGGGATAACTTTTGGTTTCGTATGGTCAAAAAACGGCCCAAAATTGTATTGGTCGCCTGCATCCTGGTTCGGCCAATGATCATCCGATACCCAGAGATGACGGCCGAGACGGAATATCGCACGACCGAAATCAATAATGGTGAAAATCTTTCCAAACGTGGGGACTCGCCAAACCGTTCCATCTCTCTTTCGATAGTACAAGAATTTTTTATCCGTTTTTCGCCAAAGAATGTTATTGGAATGAAGGTCATTATGTGTAAAACAAATGGCACTCTGGAGAAATGTAAGGGCTGAAACAATTTGAAACATCCATGCTAACCAGCGATTTTCCCAGTTATCGTCATAATCTTCAGACAATAAGAGGCTGTCCATAGTATCATCGTTCTTTTCAATGCAAATTATCATAACTGGGAAATTCGTAAATTCTGTGAAAATGTCAAATTCTTCACTATATTCACTGTCGTCATCGTAGTCGTCTGAA